CCCTCGTTGATGGGCATATCACGGGGGCTATAGAGCAACGAAAGAGCAAGACTCTATCTCGACCCTTCAAGCTCATCGACAAGGAGGGTGCGGAGAGCGACGAAGCATCCGATCTATTTCGTAGAGAGTGGTTCCGCGACTTCTTAGACCTCGCCCTCGATGCCACCTTCTGGGGGCATAGCCTTATCGAGCTGGGAGAGGTGGTCAAGGACGATCGAGGTATGCGATTTGCTTCTGCTGACCTCATCCCCCGAAAGCATGTCATCCCTGAGTATGGCGTGATCCTGCGCGAGCCTACCGACGATATCAAGCGTGGTATTCCCTTCCGCGAAGGAGACTTCTCCCGCTGGCTCATCGAGGTAGGCAAGCCCCACGACTTAGGCCTCCTACTCAAGTGCGCTCCCTACTACATCAGCAAGAAGAATATGGGAGCCTATTGGGATACCTTCGGGGAGATCTTCGGCATGCCCATGCGCGTGGCCAACACGACCGCCACCACCAGAGCTGACCTCGACGAGATCGAGCGTATCATGGCATCGATGGGTGCAGCGTCCTATGGTGTCTTCCCTGAGGGTACGACCATCAGCTTTGAGGAGACCAGTCGTGGTGACGCCTACAATGTATATGACAAGCGACTGGAGCGATGCGACAAGGAGCTCTCTAAGATCATCCTCAACCAGACGATGACCATTGACAACGGTGCTTCCCTTTCTCAGTCGGAGGTGCACTTGGAGATCTTCGAGAACGTCTGCGCCTCAGACGCCCGTCGCCTCTCCTACATCATCAATGACCGCCTCCTCCCTCTGATGATCGCTTCGGGCTTCCCCCTTAAGGGCCTAACCTTTGAGTGGGACTACAGCGACGAGATGACGGACGCCGAGATGCGTGAGGAGGAGCGGGCAATCCTCCAATACTACAAGATCGATCCTGCCTACTTCGCTGAGAAGTACAACATCCCGATCATCGGTGAGCGTGACAGCTCTTTAGAGCAGGTGGGAGAAGAGAGCAAGCAACTCTCACGAGCTGACGATTTTTTCGCTTAGGGGGAGGGGCGGAGCTTCAGCTACCTCTCCCCACGAGATACCTCCAGCTACATAAGGAGCTCGACGAGCTATATACCCCATGCAGCTGCCCTTCGTGTCAGCTATCAAGGCGTAACACCCCGAAGAAGCGCACCTACCGCCCCGAGGTCTTCATGAGGGCGGCACGCTATGTATATAGGAAGGGGCGCTTTGAGCGCAAGATGCTCCGAGATGCTCCCATAGTCGCTGCCATCCGTGAGACCTACGAGTGTCTACAGCCTGCCCTGGACCACATCAGTCACTCCACACCGCAGGTCGTGCGTGACGCCCTGGACAATAACGCCTTCATCTTCTCTGGCTTCAAAGCCTACCACACGATGCGTGAGCTGGGCTTGTCGCTTACTAAGGACGACGGGTCTATCAAGCCCTTCGCTGAGTTCTCTGAAGAGGTCAAAGCTATCCACGACCGCTACAATGTCCGCTACCTGGAGAGTGAGTACGACCATGCCGTAGGCTCTGCCCTCATGGCTGATCGCTGGCACTCCTCAGCCCCGAAGAGCATCCTCGAGTACCGCACTGCTGGCGACGGCAAGGTGCGTCCTGCTCACGAAGCGCTGGACCGTACCTGTCTCCCCAAGGAGGACAAATTCTGGCAAGACTACTTTCCGCCCAACGGATGGGGGTGCCGCTGTGACGCCGTGGAGGTCCTTCCCGAGACACCGCTATCAGACCCTCGCTCAGCGTGGGAGCGTGGTGATGCTGCCCTCCGTGGCAACAAGCAAGAGCTCTTCCGTGGCAACCCTGGGCGAGACCTACGCCTCTTCCCCGACAAGCACCCCTACTACGGCAAGCGTGGCATCTCACACTGCTCCATAGATAAGGGAGATAAGGGTGATGAGTGTGCGGTGCTTGGTGAAGTCATCAAAGCCAAAGAGGGAGCAAAGAAGATCTCCCTTACCCCCGAGCAGAAGGAACACCGCAAAGAGATACAGAGACTCGCAAAGGAAAGATTTGTAGGTATATCGGTCGATAATGGTGTGCGTGTAGAAATAACAGGGACAGGCATTAAGGAGATGCTTAACCAGCCACACGAACACTATCTCGCCAAAAACGAGCTTCTACTTGATCTACCCAAGCTCATCAAAGAAGCCAAGTACTTAGGAGCGTATGAAGATGAAGGGAAGAAGGAGTGGGTCGTACAGACCCACCTATTCGAGACAGAGATCGAAGGAGAGAAGAGCTGGATTATCGCACTGGAAAACAAGCAGGGAGAAGTTCTTCTCCACAGCATCTCCGATAGTCCTCACGTAGCTCTAAAAAAGAGATAACCCCCAGAAGTATCCGTACCCGAACTACAGTCAGGATTAAGATACTTCCGAGGGTTATCTCACTGCAAATATACAACTAATTTCATAATCACAATGCGCAGCAGTAGACAGGTCTTCGAGGACATCAAGCAGGAGGTGCGTATCGGGCTAACTGCGGAGTTCCACGAGAATTTCCGCCGTAAAGCATTCTTTGACCGCCCATGGAAGCCCCGTAGCGAAGGTGGATGGAAGTCGTCCAGGAAGCGAGCACAGCGCGGGTCACTCCTCCTTGTCACAGGCAAGCTACGACGCTCATTGAAGGGACAGGTCATGCCGTCGGGGGTAGCCTTCTCCTCAGCTATGCCCTACGCTTCACTCCACAACGAGGGCTTTGATGGTGAGATCACAGTACCTCAGCATACCCGCAAGGAGACGACGGCCATCCGTCTGGTCAAGGGCAAGCGAGGTATGAAGCGCAAGCGCGTCAAGGTGCGCAGTCACAAGGTCCGCTCCTTCAAGCGTCGTCTGCGTATGCCACAGCGCCGCTTCGTCGGCAACCACCCCAAGGTCGAGGAACTCATCCAGCGCATCGTCACCAAGCACGTCGACCTGTGGCGCGAGGAGCTGAATGCCCGACTACGCCGAGCCGAGCGCCCCCATCAATCACTGATTAAATAGACATTGAATATGAGACGAGAGATCTACCAAGCGCTTAAGGAGCGCCTACAAGAGAAGATAGAAGGCCTGAAGCACATCGGGCTGTGGAACGAAAATATGGAGGACCTCCCCAGCGGTATACTCTTCGATACACCAGCTGTGTTCGTAGAGTTCGCACCTATCACCTACACATCGGCAGGGCAAGGCACCCCGCGTGTCCCGATGGAGATCGTCCTACACCTTGTACACAAGTACACCCCAGAGGAGCCACATGAGTCGCTGGAGCTGTCGGACAGTCCCCGGTGCTTGGAAGATGACCCGCTCGCTTATCTCGACCTCATCGAGCAGGTGGAGAGCGCACCTATCGGGCTGGCAGGTGATGGCTTCAGCGGGCTACAGCTCATCTCCTCCGACCTGGACCACCAGCACGGCGAGCTGATGCACCACTGGGTCACTTTCGTCACAGGCGTTGGATACCCCTCCCTTGTGCAAGGGGCGCAGGAACATCAGCGCTACCGACAGACCCCAAGGGGAGTCCTCCTACGGGAGTAGCCTATATACAGAGCAGGGCGGCCACTGGTGACAGTGACCGCCCTGCTGGCTTTGGGTTACAGGTTGGATTAAGTCGTGTACGGTGTCCTCTTCTTATCCCACTCCTCGAAGAGGGGATAGAGTCCAGGAGGGATCTCCCCAGGCGACTGATGCTCACGGGCGATGCGAAGGAGCTCCATCATCGTCCTGAGAGACATAGGATAGATAGGATAGACATAGTGCTGCCACACCTTTCGCAGCGAGCGTCGGTGGTTGCCCGGCTCGTGATATCTGTTGATAATAGCGTAGACATTGCGCGCCATCTCTATTCTGTTTGCTCTGATCATCGCCTGAAGTATTTGTTGTACCTTTGTGGCGATGCGGTTCCTAACACCGTTTCCTTCTTTTCCATGACCCCGTCAGTAGCTGGATCCTACTGACGGGTTTTTTTTATGCTTCGGTCATCCCGAGGGGGAGATCATCCCAGCCACCCATAGCGTTCTTAGTCTGTGCGCGGACAAAGTCCTTGGTACGTACAGGGCGGTAGGCCTCCTTGATGATCGCCACACCTTCGCTGAAGCGGTCATCCTGGATGCTCTCAGCGTACTTATCCAGCTGGAGCACCTTGTCGGCCTTGAGGTTGCCTTTCCCATCGCGAGAGAGGAGGTCAAGGATGATATCCACGAGCTTGCGGGTTTCTTCGTCGCCAGCCAGCGAAGAGATGTAGTCCTTGACCTTTGAGATGCCATCTTCCACCGTCTCATCCCAGCCATCGCGCAGGTAGTATCCTACGATGATGCGCTTCTTCCCATCCTCCGAGAGGAAGCTATGACTGCGCTGGTCTTTGGCTTGAGTCCCCATGACCTCCTTCTTCGTCTCGATGACGCGAGCGAAGGCATCGTAGACCTCACGCTTGAGGCCCGTGAGGGCGGTGCTCGCTTCCTCCAGCTTAGGGAAGAGCTCATCGACGGTGGTGGAGGCAAGGGAGCGATAGGCTTCGCGCTCTTCCTTGGCGCGCTGGGCTTCGTCACGGCGGCTCTGCTCCTCCATTGCTTGTTTGTAGCGAGCGAACTCCTCTGGAGTCATCTCTACTTTTACAGTATCCATTTCTATCTGTGATTAAAGGGTGATTAAATGCTTAGTATCTCTTGGTGCGCATGATCTTGCGAAGGCGCTCAGCGCAGACGTGGGCGAGGTTGGCGGATGCGCTGGGGTGGATGCTGATAGCTTCCAGGATATCGGGGTCAGTCGTGTGGCTGATGTCCTCGAGGAGCTTAGCGGGGCAGCTCTTGTTCTGCGCTATCAGGTGCTTCATCAGGTCGTTATCCTCCTTCGCCAGCTCAAAGAGGATTTCTGGCGGGGTCTTGGCGTTCTCGGCTACCGAATAGCGCACGTAGAGGGAGTCATCATGGGCGAGCTCCTCGAGGGTATTGATACTGGTGTGGGTGCTCTCGGCTACCTTGATACGCTCCTCCTCGGTGAGAGTCCAGAGCGCGCTGTTACTTTTGAGATGCATAGTCTTACTTATGTGAGGTGTTAGTATCTTTTACCATGATGCTGGGGGCGCTGCTTGTTATATCTCAGCTTG